ACCAAAATGAAGCTTCATGAAATCCACCCACGTAAGCTAATAAACGAAAACATCTTTAACATTCTGACCGACCACCAAATCAGCCGAGTGCTGACGCTGGCGACATACGGTTATAACTGCAAAGAAATAGCAGAAGACCAAAAGCTAGAATATCGTAAGGTAAAAAAGTTGCTGGATGTAGCACAATCCAAAAATATGATTGAGAAAAAAATTTAATTTATTTTTAAAAATAGTTTGGAATCTAATTTATTTGTTAGATATTTGACTCAACAAACAAGCACAATCCTGCGACTGAAGGAAATCAGCACGAGATGGAAGTTCTCTTTTTGTTATGGCGAATCAGCCGTTTTTTCCTGTTAGTGTTTCAAAGTCAGAAATGATTTTGGCTTTAAAAGGTCAGAAGGTAAAACTTTCTGTTTCTTTTATTGCTGATTTTAGCAATGGTGTTGTTAAGGTTCTTAACAGGACTAAATGGGTGGACTCTAGACTTGTTAAAGAGTCTGACCTAATGGAATCTGTAATGTCTAAAGACAATTGCAGACTATATTTCCTTGATTGGTCAAAAAATCCAACTTTTGGAACTTGGGATAAAAACTATCCTAGTTAATAACCAAACGCCCCTTCGGGGGCATAACTTTCTACACCTATGAAAAAAGCACTTAAAATTACAGGCAAAATCATCTACTTCATTGTAGCAATGTCACCCATCTTTGCGCTTGGCTATATGCTAGGCATTAAATTAATGCAACAATAAAAACAAAAACACCTATGAAATTTTACACAATTAAATCAACCAAAGTAACGGAGTTTCAAATGGACGTCCCTAAGTATTTTAAAATAATGGACTTTCATTACATGATTTTAAACGACGATGACGTCCTAGTTGTAAACCCTAATTACTTACCTGATTTATTCGTTTATGCCTACATCAAAATTGATTTGATTAAATGGCACGCAGATTTTTGGGCGAAAAATGAAATTGAGCCTTTGAATGAATACGAATTTCGTCAAGTATACACAGATGCAACTTTAGAAATAGAAAAATTAATGAACTAATGACAAGCACAGACTCACAAAACGCACTAATCAAGGGATGGCTATTAAATGGCTATTCCCTTACCCAGCTAGAAGCTTTAAACCAGTTTGGATGCTTTAGACTAGCGGCAAGGATTGCAGACCTTAGAGACAAAGGTTTAAACGTTGTAACCGACATGGTTACCCTGGAGAATGGTAAAAGGGTTGCACGCTACTTTTTAAAGCGTGGAGTTTAATAGCGATTTTAGATACGACTTAGAGTATGGCATTGTCGAGGGAGAGACTTGGTTTCACGACATTGTAAGTAATTCCAAATTTGAGGTTAAGACTGACCGAATGTCTGCAAGGACTGGAAACATTTACATTGAATACGAGAGCCGAGGTAAACTCTCAGGCATTGCCACAACTCAAGCAGATTATTGGGTTTATAAAATCGCAGAATTCAAAGCAATTGTAATTAAAACAGACGAACTTAAAATGCTTGTTAAAAAATTAGTAGACGAAGGCAAAGCAAGACCAAACGTCAAAGGTGGTGACAACAACACCAGCGTTGGCGTACTTGTTAAAATAAAGGACTTAGTATGACACGAGAGGAAATCATTACAGAACTCAACCACCGAGCAACTCAAAAGTACTTGGTATACTTGGCGCTCCAAGAAATTATGCTAGATTACTACGAAGACGTGACAATGCTAAAGGCATTTGACGTGGACCTAAGAACAAAGCACAAAAACATGATTAACGCTTTAAAACGTAAGTCAACCGAGGCGTTTAGGTTTTTGGAAAATTACGACGGTGGAGAGGCAACAATTAAGCAGTTTCACGAGTTTGTGACTTTGTTTGAACGGCTCCACAATTCGATTGACCAAGGTGGCAATCTATTTCACGACTGTTTATCAGCTATTGAACAAATTTTAAACGACAATGAAAAGACGCAGAGTAACTGACGAGGAAAAGCAGTTAATATTTGAAGGATGGCAAGACCGCAAGCCAATTAAAATAATTGCAATTGAACTTGGCAGATGTTATGGCACAATTTATACCGAACTAAAACGTAGGGATTTAGTTGGATAAATTAAAAAGAATTATATTTGTGTAAATAATGATAGATTTAAGAGGTCGGAGCCTTGAATCTTTCATAGGTGATAACCACCAAGGCCCATCGACTCCGACACGATAGGGCCTTTTTTATTTTATGGAAGGGAAAAAATCATTTGTACTTTATACGGACCAAAGAGAAGTCTTTGAAGAGCTTGACCACGAGCAAGCTGGAAAGTTAATTAAGCACATTTTTAGCTATGTTAACGATGAAAATCCTGAAACGGACGACAAGTTTGTGCGTCTTGCATTCCTACCAATTAAGACTCAGCTTAAAAGGGACCTAAAGATTTGGGATGAAAAAAAACATTTAAGGTCTGAGGCTGGTAAAAAGGGAGGTCTAGCAAAAGCTAGCAATGCTAGAAATGACCTAGCAAACCCTAGCAATGCTACAAATTCTCTAGCAAACGTAGCTGTTAATGTAAATGGTAATGTTAATGTAAATGATAATGTTAATGTAAATGGTAATGTAAACAATCAAAGAAGCGCTGGCGCACTTTTATCTTTGGAGGAGGTCTTTATTGATTTTAAAAAAGAAAAGCCTTTAAAGCGACCATATTTTGAAAGGATGGCGCACGTACATTCAGCAGATAACGAAACCATTGAAAAGCTATTTGAAAAATGGGCAACAATAAAAGAAGGCGAAAGCATGACGATTGCAAAGGCTGAAAATAGTTTTAACCTTTACCTAGCTAACAATTTAAAAACCAGCTACAAGCCACCCGAAAAGTCAAAGACTTACAACGTATTTGACGAACTTTACGAAGACTTACAAAAACAAAAACACCTAAACAATGAATGAGATAATTTTAACGCACCTCCGCAAGATGGAGTTTGTATGCGGACTGAAGCAGTTTAAAGAATACAAAAAAGAAGAGGCAAGCGAGTTACTTGGATGTCTTAGCAAGTTATTTAGCAGCTACGGCTGGATGACAGAGGCAAGAGTTGACTATATTCTCCATGCTGGTATGCGAGGACAATACGGCGATTTTTACCACGTAAACGAGAAGACAGTAAGCGTATGGATTAACCAATATTATGCCCACCACCAAAGCCAAATTGTTCAGGAAGTACAAGCTTTAAACAACAAAGAAAAAGAACCAAGCAACGAAGAGATTGCGTACTGGATTGAGGTTGGTAAGCAGATATTTAGAGATAATTACCAGTATGCTAAGGACACAGGATTTTGCAGAGACATTGCAGAATGGGGCATGAACTGGTTTAATAAGTTCCAAGAAAAAGGAATTTTAAAACCTTGGGAGTTTAATGTGGAGGAGATGGAGAATGACGTTAGAAAAGAATTACGCTTGACGGTTAGATATGTAGACGAGGTAAGCGTTGGCGCCAAGACAAAGAATAAAATTTGGAAATTGTTTATTTTACAATCTATTAGGGATAATAAAAATTTAGATAAGCTAATATGAGACACGGCTCTTTGTTTAGCGGAATAGGAGGTTTTGATTTAGCCTCTGAATGGATGGGATGGGAAAATGTATTCCATTGCGAATGGAATGAATTTGGACAAAAAGTTTTAAATTATTATTGGCCTAATGCAATAACTTATCATGACATCACAAAGACAGATTTCACTATTCACAGAGGAGCAATTGACATCATTACAGGTGGATTTCCCTGTCAACCCTATTCATCCGCAGGAAAGCGACTTGGCAAGGAGGATGAGAGACACCTCTGGCCTGAGATGCTTAGAGCAATTCGAGAGATTCAGCCGAGCTGGGTTGTGGGCGAAAACGTTCGTGGCCTTACTAATTGGAATGGAGGGCTGGTATTCGACGAGGTGCAGGCTAATTTGGAAGCTGAAGGCTACGAAGTCACACCGTTTTTACTTTCAGCTGCAAGTGTCGGAGCATTTCACAAAAGAGATAGGATTTGGTTTATTGCCTACTCCAAACGCAATGGATTGGAATACAGGAGTAAAACCAATAACATACAAGAAAAGGAAACAAAAACATTTGTTAAAAAAAGTAAATTTACAAATGACTTTAAGGCAGATGGCAGCAGATTTAACGAAAAATGGCCAACCTACCTACAAGCTGAAAACCTCGTTTGTTCAGGAATTAATGGGGTTTCCAAAAAATTGGACAGAATTACCTTTCCAAAGTGGAGAAAAGAATCAATAAAAGCCTACGGAAACGCAGTAGTTCCACAGGTAGTATACCAAATATTTAAAGCAATAGAGCAATACAATCAATTAAACAAACAGTTAACATTATGAGCAAGATTTACGGCGGTAACGCAAAGATTATCCAAACAAAATTTGGCACAATGACAAAGATTAGCCAAAGCAGAACTGACCTTGAAAAGTTATTGGCTTACCTAAATGCTAACGATACCGAGTGGGTAAATCTAGTAATGAAGGAAAAGCAAGAGAAAGTTGAAGGCAAGGCAACGCATTATTTGGAAGTAGACGATTGGAAGCCTGTACAGGTAGCAAACAAGCCGACAGAGAAGCGCATTGTCGAAAATGATAACTTACCTTTCTAAATGAAAAAAAATGATTTGTACGCAATCTTTGTGGCATTGGTAGGCATCTGTCTACTTTTGCTGCTAAAGATTTCTAGCCTACTGCTTTTTATTGTGCTGCTGGCTTTGTGGACATTGGCTTGGTCTTGGATTTATGAACGCTGCAAATGATTAGGATAATCCAATAAAAACCATTAAATTTAAGAATGGAAAATAATTGGACAAAAGAAGAGATTGAGTTTTTAATAAAAAACTATCCTCAAAAAGGTAAAATGTTCTGTGTTGATTCTCTTAAAAAAAGAGAACCTCAAATTAGGAGTATGGCAGCAAAATTAAAGTTAAGAATTGACAAAAATTCTGAATTTTTTAAAGACTTTCAGTATAGAGCTGCTAAATCAAAAGTTGGTAGGAAAAGACCTGAACATTCTGAGTTAATGAAAAAATATACAAAAGAAGGTAGGTTTGAGGTTATTACTGGAGAAAGAACTGAAGAGCAAAGAAAAAACATATCTGAAAAAGCAAAAAAAAGAATTGCTGAAAAAGGTCATCCAAAAGGAATGCTTGGAAAAACTCATTCAGATGAGAATAAATTAAAATTATCTGAAAGAACAAAAAAAATGTGGTCAGATAAGACTCATATTTTTAATTCATTAGAACATAGACAAAAAAAGGCAAAACAACAATCTCAAAGTATGATTCAAAGACTTAAAAATAATCCTCAAAACCAGTATAGTAGGGTAAAAAAGGGAAAAATTACAATTGATGATAAAACATTTTTTGCTAGGTCAAGATGGGAAGCAAATGTTGCGGCATATCTTCAATATTTAAAGGAATCTGAATTAATTACAGATTGGGAACACGAAGCCGAAGAATATAGATTTGAAGCAATTAAAAGAGGAGTAATGAGCTATTTACCCGACTTCAAGGTAACAAGACTAAACGGCTCATTTTATTTAATTGAGGTAAAAGGCTATATGGACGACAAGTCTAAAACAAAACTTAATAGAATGAAAAAGTATTTCCCTGATATTTTTATTGATTTAATAGAGGCAAAAAGATATAAACAACTTGAAGAAAATTCAAGTTTATTTAAATGGTGGGGGTTACTAGATTAAACAAAAATCTTGGTTTTAACTTGGAATCAAATCGCAATCTTATATTTGCGTAAAGATTAAGCAAATGAGCATTTACGAAGGGTTACTAATTAAGAAAGCACGCAAGCAAGCTGGCTACAATCAGCTGGATTTGTGCAAGAAAATTGGATTGAGTCATGCACCAATTAATCATGTTGAAAATGGCTTGGAATCAATAAGCCTTTTAAACTTGCGCAAGATTTGTGAAGAGATTGGTTTGGAGGTAGTAATTAAAAGAAAAGATGCCTAGAGCTTACCCAATTTCAAAGCCTGACTATTCGCTGGAGATTCGTTACCGATTAAGAGACGGACAATGGTCTCCTTGGTCAAACAAAGGAAAGGGTAAATTTGAATGCATTGAACTTGTCCAGCGACAGATTAGAACTTTGGCAGCCGCTTACCAAGGACGGGAGAAAGAAGTAAGATTTGAATGGAACGGAAAGCTTTGCAATTTTACAGGCGAGCCGACTGGTCAAACAATAATATTAATGTAGTTATTTTGGGTTTTTGTTAAATGAAAAGGCTTGGGTTCTGCTCAAGCTTTTTTTTAAAATTTAAAAATAT